AATGAATGTAGTTTTATGGAACTAAGCCTAATTTACCAAAAATTAACATAATTTTAAATATCTTCACAAAAAAATCACAAACCATATTCACTAGAATATGATTTGTGATTTTTTTTATAACTAACACATTTGAAATTCATATTGTTTTGACAAATTAAACTGTATCTCTCTCCTTCTTCTCCCTCCCCTTCAATTTCCCCCTTTCATCTACTTTCATATATCTTTCTTTGATTTTCTTTCAGGAATGTTTAGTATGGATGTATTGACTTGTGGTGGGTTACTTGGACCGTTGCTTATTCAAGACTTGTGCGGAGAAACTATCTTTCAAGCATCTAAGGCTTGGGTAGTAAAGCCTGCTGATGTTGAGTTTGGAAAAGAGATAATGACTCGTGCTTGGCAGATTGAGACTGCGCCTCCATCTATTTATGTTGTGGGTGGTAACGCTATATCAGCTAATTAAAGGAGGCGCTGAGAACGTGGCGGCTAGACATGAATTTGAATTAGATAACGGCAACAAATTTTATATACGCCGTTTTGATCCTTTCTTATCCCTCAGTGTATTAGGTGAAGTTCAAAAGAAGTTCTTGCCTCCATTGGCTTCATTAATGGAGTCTAATGATCCTAATAATCCTGGTGAAGAACGAATGAAGGCTGCTATGCAAGCAATGGAAACTATCTCCAGAAACTTGGATGGCCCTTCATTGGTGGGTTTAGTTAAGCTGGTATTGAATAAAGAATACGTTTCTGTTTCTATTAATGGCGATGCCCCTAGACAATTAGATGAAGGTGCTATTAATCTGGCTTGTGATGATGTTTTTGAATTGATTAGTTTGGTTATAGAAGTGTTGAGGTTCAATTATGAAAAACTTTTTACGCAAGGCAGAACCCTTATTGGACAGGCAGCGCCCCAAGTGGCGAACCAATAGGTGTTTTGCGAGAAGATTTTATTGATGAATTGTTTATCTGGCGACCAATACTTGAAGGTTTAGTAACAATATCTGAGGTGAAGAATGGAGATGTTGACATAGTTGATTTGCTAAAATTGAATGCGCTAATGGATATGCGGGCTGCTGCCGAGCATCGAGAAATCGAACGCGCCAGGAGCAGTAAGTAATGGCTATTGTTCGCGAACTAACTACTCTGCTGGATTTTCGTGTTGATGAAAAGGGATTAAATCAATACGAGGCAGCAGCCAATAAACTCAAAGAAATTGGTATTGGTCTAGGCAAACTATTCGGAATTGTATTTGCTGCTACTAAACTATTTGAATTGGCTGATGGTCTTGTTCATGCCGGTAAAGAAGCTAATATTCTAGTTTATCAGTTGACTAGAATGGCGCGTGCGGGAGATGATATTGGCGCGGCGCAACAGAGACTATTTCAAATAGCGCAAAATACTGGTATTGAATACACCAAAGCATTAGAAACATATAAAGAATTTCTTAATGAAAGCAAGGAACTCAATGTAAGTCAAGATCAATTACTTGATACTACTGAAAATATCTTTAAGGCATTGCGCTTAAGCGCTGCTAGTCCTGAAGCTATTCAAGCTACTATGGCAACGTTTGAACGTTCTTTCCGAATGGGAAGAATGGGCAGACGCCAATTTGGTATGCTAACTCAACAAGCGCCAGATATCGTTAATGCGTTAGCTGAAGGATTGAAACTAGGAGAGCATGGCAGAGAACAACTAGAAGCAATGGCTAAGGCAGGCACACTAACTGCCAAAGTATTAATTGAAGGTCTTGGCAAACCATTAGCTAAATTGAATGCTGACTTTGCCGCTAGACCACGCAAGTTAGGTGAAGCATTTAATTATGCGTGGAATGCCGCTGTTCAATTATCGATGCAGTTATGGAAACTGTTGTCGGTTAACAGTCAAGTTGCGAAAGGAATCATTTGGCTAACTGACCAAGTGGTTAAAGGCTTAACTACAATGACCACTGCTCTTGGTGGTATTGGAAATGTTTTACAGATACTTGAAATAGCTTTGGGCGTGGTGTTTGGTCCTAAGCTAGCAATGATGCTGTTCAAAGCTACTATTGGTATGCAAGCTTGGACAGCAGCTACTTGGAAAGGCGTAGCAGCAAATCTTGCTTTTGCTGCTGGAATAGTTGCTGCGGTTGTAGCCATTACTGATATTGTTTCTTGGGTATCAGGTAAGAAATCTTTCATTGGGGATTTTCTAGGCAGCTTTGAAGATGTAATGAAATATCTCAAGACGGCTTTTGTAAGTGATGATTTCTTTGCTGGATTTAGAGGATTGGTAAAGTTATTTCAAGGTGATTTCAAAGGCGCTTTGGAAGAATTCAAAATATCAATTGGTGATGTAAACGGCTTACTTGGAGATATGCTTTTAATTGTTATTGCGCTAACTGCTGGATTTGCTATATGGCGAGTATTGAAATTTTTTGGTCTTATAACAGCAATAACAAGTGTCGCTGGTGCAGTAACTAAAGTTGGCACTGCTGCGGTAGTTGCAACTGGTTCTCTTGAGGCTCTGAATTTAGTTTCTCTTGCTGGATTAGCGGGTGGTCTGGGAGTTATATCAGGCGCTCTTGCTTTTATTGCGGCAGGACTTGGTATTGGTGCCATATCTGGTGCGATGAATGCGCCAATGGTTGATGAATACGGTAGAGTAGTAGGAACTTGGGGAGGTCAACCATTAACGCCAACAATAACTCCTGGCCAAGTAACTGGCCAAACCGCGCCAGGAGTAGGAGCAGTTACTACTGGTGATCAAAATAATACTGTTAATCAAACGAATAATGTTACGATAAATGCCACTGATCCTGATGCTGCTGCTGGTGCTTTAACTAAAGTATTTGACAATGCGGCTAAAGCAGCACTAGATGCTCTGGCTAGACAAGCTAGAAATGCTGCGCCGAGAACAGAGGCGCCAGCGCAATGAGTGGATTAATTGGTCTTGGCGGGCAAGCGGTTAATTTAGGTAGCACAGTCTATTCGATGTTCTTTGCGGATAATAAGAAAAGTGAAATTGGGGTTATTGCTCTTGATGTTCTAGTATCTGAAAACCTCAAACTGCCATCTGATGTAACCAAGTATCCTGTTGAAACTGGTGGAGAAGAAATATCAGATCACATTACTCAAGGCAATGAAGAATTATCCATTACTGGATCAATAGCATCTTCATCTAGTGAACTATTTGCTTTTTCATTTGCACCTTGCACCTCTAAATTTATTGATGCTATTAGCAAGTTGCGATCTATGCACAAAGATCGTCAGCCAATAACTGTAATAACTGGTCTAGGCAAATATGAAGATATGGCATTTACTAGTTTGTCAATTATTCGCAGCAATAGCGGTAAAGATGGCGGTTGGTTAACTATCAATGCTGATCTAAGACATATCAAAAAGGTTTCTCTTAAGCAAGCAGATATGCCTGACGAACAAAAAGCATCTTCAGATACCAAAGGCAAGACAGGCAAATCAGAAAAATCTACTGGCCAAAGTGGCAATGCTGATAAACCACCAGAACAGGGAGAAAATCCATTTCGTAAAATTGCTAGAGAACATCTTGGATATAAGCCTCCTGCGACTCCATTGATTGGTTCTGGTGGAATCATTAATCCATGATTTCTCTTGCGGTATCTGACTTGAATAGTCAAGCTATCGAAGCAATTCTTGACGATGAATTGTTTTACATAATACTTGATTGGAACGATAGCGGACAATATTGGGAAATAGGCGTGCGCAATTCAGCTTATCAAACATTGGTGGATGGTATCTCTATGGTGCCAAACTATTTGTTATTTCATCAATTCAAATATGTTGATTTATTCAAAGGTGATATAATGGTAGGCGCTCCTGATTCCTACAATGGTCCAGTTCCGCGTGATGGATTTACGAGCAAAGTATTTGAAATGGTCTACATTCCTTATGCTGAATTGTTGGCGCTAAATGTTATTTGATAGAGTATATCGTTTGTTGATTGGTAAAGGTAAGGCAGGAGTGGAAATTACTGGATTGCGAATCAATTTCAGTATTCAAAAGACTGCTGATAAAAACCCCAATACGAATAAAATACAAGTATGGAACTTGCTTAGCACTACAAGGAAACAACTAGAGCAACCTGATACGCACTGTTTACTGTATGCTGGATATGCCGAAGATGCTGGCCCGTTAATGATATTTTCTGGTGGAG